CGCGGAGCGGAGGACGGACTTCAGCGGCGGCGCGCAAGATGGGTTCGGTCATGGGGCTTCTCCGAGGGAGTCGAGGCGGCTTGCGAGCCGCGGGGGGTTGAGCGGGCGAGACGGGGCGCCGGAGCGCACAGGAGCCGAGGGGCCCGGCGACGCGGCGGGCGAGGTGTAGGCGTCTTGGAAGAGCTTGATCGCGTCGGGGCGCAGGTTGTCGTTGACGGGGATTCCGAGCGTCGCGAGCTGCACTTCCTCCGCCCAGCTCAGCGGCTTCGCGCGGGCGAGGAGGTTCTCTTGCACGGTCTCCACGATGGCCTGGTAGACGCTCGGGTAGACCGCCTTGACCGCCTCGACAGATTCGGCCGAGAGCTTGCCGGCGCGGGCGTCCTCGAGGACCTGCAGCGGGTCATCGACGGCGCGGGCGTAGCGCATGAAGCGGCTGATCTCGTCGGGGCTCGGCTGGCTCGCCTTCGCGATAGCCGCCGGCACGCCTTCGGGGAGCGGGCGCCGGGGGAGCTTCGAGGCAAGGAAGTCGGCGCCGCGCTGCACCACGCTCTTGACCGCCGCCGCAGTGGACGGCGGGAGGCCCGCGGTGGCTGCGCTGATCCTGGCGTCGGGGTTCGCCTGGTAGGCGGCGAGACGGTCGCGGGTGCGCTCAAAGTTCTGCCTCTGGTCGCGGGCGCTGGTGACCTCGGCGACGCGCCCGGTGGTGAGCGCCAGGGGCACCCCGGGGCGTGCCACCTTGGCGGCGCCGGTGAGGGCGCCGAGGGCCCCACGAGCGACCCCGGCCACGTCCGCCGCGCGCTGGCCCAGGAGCTGGTCGAAGGCCCGCTCGACCGTGGAGACCACCTCGCCCTGTCGCACGCTGCGGGCGAGCTGCATGCCGACGTCTGCGCCGTAGACCTTGGCGAGGTGGTTCGCGTAGGCGCCGCCGGCGGCGAGGGCCAGGCCTGCAGGTCCACCCCCGCCCACGATGACGCCAGCCACGGCGCCGAGCTGCTCCGACAGGCCGAAGTTTCGGTTGCTGGCGCTCCTCGCGGCGCCCTTCTCCGTGGCCTCCGCCAGCCAGTTCGCGGCGCGGTATTCGGCGTTGGTGTTGCTCCATCGAGCGGCGAACTCGGCGCCCTCCTTGGCCGCGATGTCATCGCCGACGGTCTTGATGCGGTCGTTCAGGGCTCGATACAGGTCCTGTTTCAGGTCCTTCTCGATGGTGTCGGCGCCCTTCCGGAAGGCCTCTTTCCCGAGGTCGCTCTTGGTCTCCCAGACCCGGACAAGGTCACCGTCGCCGATCTTCGTCTCGATCTGCTGGAGCCACTCGTCGGTCTGCTTCGCCGCTCGCGCAAGGTCGGGGTTGGCCTCGCGGGCGAGGCGCTCTGCCATCGCCGCGCGCTGCTCCGCCACGAAGGCCTCGACGTCGATCTTGCCGCCCGCGGCCTTGATCTCCTCGACGCCCGCGCGCACCGCCTTGCCCCGCTCGTCGCGGAGCAGCGCCGCCGCGGCTGACTTCTCCTCGGCGGTGAGCAACGCCTTCGCATCCTTCCCCAGGGCCTGAGCAAGCTCGCCATCGGCCATGGTCCGGACGGCGCGCGCCTCGATGTCGGCGCCCATCGCCTGCAACCGCTGAATCTGCGGCTGGTTGGCTCCGGTGCTCTTCAGCGCGAATTCGCGCTCCGCTCGCCCGGCGAGGGCTTGCACCCCCTCGGCCGTCTTGGGGGCGGCGCCGGCCAGCTCACCCGCGAGCGCCCCTTCCTTCTGCTCGAAGCGCCGTAGCGCCGCCGCGCCCGCATCCGAGGCTTTTGAGGCGGCCCCGCGCATGACCGCCCCAACGGCCCCGAGGCCACCGCCCACGGCTCCGCCGAGCAGTGCGCCGTGTCCCGCGCTGGCGACGAGCTTCTCTGCGCTCAGGCTCTCGTTGCGGAGCGTGGCCCGGCTCACCTCCTGGCCGACGCCGAAGAGCGCCCCCTCGGCTGCGGCGCTGGCGGCTCCGGCGGTCACCCGCTCGAGCGCCCCCGGTGCCGCGCCCAGGATCGCCCGCTCTACCGCGCCGCCCGCTCGTGCCGCCAGAGCCGAGGGCATGGCCCCCGCGGCGAGCTCCACGCCCCGGAGCGCGCTCGCCCCCTCGGCGGCCCCGACGCCCGCCCGCGCCGCGCCCCCGGCACCACCGGAGAGCAGCACCGGGGCGATCATGCCGGCGCCCTCGCCCGCCAGCGACGCGAGGGGGTTGGCCTCCTGCAAGTTCCGGAGCGTGTCCGCCTCGACGGCGCCGATGCCCGTCAAGGCCAGGTCCGAGAGGCCCAGCGTGGCCCCCCGGAGGCCACCGGTCACCGCGGCGAGGGCAGCGCCCCCGACCCCGCCGAAGGCCTCCTGCTGGCGCTGCTTCTGGAGCACCGCCGCGTCGCCCACGCCACCGCCACCGAAGCGCGCCTCGGCGCTGCTCAGGTAGGCCGCGGCGTCGGTGCCGCTAAGCTCGCGCGTGGCCCCGGTCTGGTCCTGGATCGCAACCTTCTGGTCGGCGAGGAAGCCAGCTTTCCCCGAGCGCACGAGGTCCGCCGCCGTCGCCGCGTCTGCGGTGATCGGGGCGCCCGTCTGCGCGTCGTAGAGCTGGACGTCAGCCACTCACTTCACCCCGAGGTTCTGTACGGTGATCTGGCGCGCGCTGTTGAGCGCGCGACGGATCTCTTGTGTAGCCACCAGCGCGCCAGGGCCACCGCCGAGCATCTGCTGGAAGAGCCGCGCCTGCGTCTCCGACGGCACACCGGCGCCGGAGAGCTGGGATTTGAGGCCCGTTACGTCGTCGGCGCCGATGACGCGCCCCTCGTCCGCCAGGGCTCCAGCAACGCGGTCGAGACCCACGAGACGCGCTCCCTTCTCCAGGTAGCCAGCGGCGGGCGCGGCGCGGAGCCTCGCCTCGACGTTGTCGATGGTGGCCAGCCCTTGCTCGGCCATGTTTAGCTTCTTCTGCGCCTCAAACGCCGCCTCTTTCGGTGCGTTCGGGTCGATCTGGAGCTTCTGGCCACCCACGAACACGGCGCCGGGCTGGTCCTTGTTGGCCTCGCGACCCGCCTTCGCCGCCTCGTTGGCCGCGTCGAGCTTCTTCTTCTCCAGGTCGGCGATCTGCCCCAGGAGCTTGGCGCGATTGTTTCCGCCACCACCGACCCCGACGGGCTTCGTTGCCGCCGCGATCTGCGCCTGGAGCGCGAGGTCTTCCTGGGCGCGGCGCTGCCGGATCTGGTTGACGGCGCCTTCGAGGCGGAGGTCGAGCATCGTCGTCTCGACGGGTTGCCCCGTGAGCGGGTCGCGCTTGCTGCCGCCCACCGGCATTCGCGCCCGAAGCTGCTCGTATTCCGCCTCGAACTGCCGCTCCATGGCGTCCAGCTTGGCCAGGTTCGCGGCGTGGACGCCGGCTTGCTGGCTGCCGGTGAGGTCGAGGGTCTGCTTGTAGATCTGGGCCAGCTCGCCCGCCTTCTGGCCGCGCGCCTGCTGGGCGAGCTGTTGCGCGCTGTTGTCCCGGTCCATGAGCGTGAACAGCGTCTGCATCGCCGCGTTGGGCTGCCCCCCTCGACCTGCCATCGACTGGCCCAGGCCCGCCATGATGGCCCCCACCATGAAGCCCGCCCGCTTGCCGTCGCTGGCCTTGTTCCAGAGGCGGTCCGGGTCGATGGTGCCGGCGGCCACGTCCTGCTGGATCTGGGTGAGCTGGTCGCGGATGGGGGCGAGCTTCGCCTCGCGCTCCGCCATGAGACGGGCCTCTTCCTCGACGCCGCGCATGCGCTCTTCGGCGAGGTCCATGCCGCGGTCGGCCCGGCGGAAGGTCACGTCCCGCTCGCCCCGCGCGCTCGCCTCTTCGATGGCGCCGGCTTCCTTCTGGAGCCCCCCGAGGCGCACGAGCGGCTCCGGCGCCGGAGGACGCACGAAGCGCCCCTGCGGCTGCGGGCGAAGGAGCGCCGCTTGCTGGGCGCTGAGGAGGTTGTTGTAGCTGTCGAGGAAGGGGTTGGACTGCCCCGTTGGAGCTCCCCCGGTGGGGCCCGGAGCGCCGGGGGTGCCCGTCACGATCTTGGTGGGGTTGACCGCGGTGGAGACGACGCCCTTGTCGTTCATCGCCGAGCCGAAGCCCAGCGTCGGCGGCGCGAACTGCGGCGTCTTGGGGGCCAGGCCTGCGGGGGCGAGCTGCGCCGAGAGCGGGGGCGTCCACGCGGGCGCAGACGGCCCCGGGGGGAGGCCGCTGGCGTTGGGGTCACCCTGGGGGAAGAAGCGCAGGCGCTGACGCTCGGCGGCCTCTAGCGCAGCCGGGTCCACAGGGATCGACGGCGGGGCCGGCAAAGCCATCTCCAGGGGCGGCGCGGGCACGAGGAAGCGCCCCTGGGGGGCCTGGGGAACGGGCGCCGCCGGGAGGCGAGGGAGGTAGCTCCCCGCCAGCCCACCCGAGAGGCCGAAGTCGAGAGGTCCAGGCATCGCGTCACCACCACTTCTTTCCGCCCGAGGAGTCCCACGCGCTGTCCCATTCGCCCTGCGTCGGCGCGGCGCCCCCGCCGGTTCCCTGGGTCATGCCCATCGCCGCCAGCGAGCCGCCCTGTTGCAGCACGCCGCCCGCGAGCTGGCGCTGGTAGTCTTGGTCGCGGTTGCGTTGGCTCTGCGCCATTTGCTGCATTTGCAGGGAGGCTCCCTGGTTGCCCGACTGCCCCGCGATCACGTCGCTGGCGTACTGGCTTTTCGCTCCCTGCTGCCCCGCCAGCGCGGCAAGGCGGCCCTGCTCCAGGCTTCGAATCATCGCGTCGTTCTGGGCGCGTTGCTGCGCCTCGTTGGCCGCGATCATCTGCGTCTGGCCCTGGCTCTGGCCCCGCATGTCGTTGTCCTGGCCACGCATCTGGGTGCCCGACTGAAGCAGCCCCGCTCGAGCGGCGGCCACCTCCTGGGCGCGGAGCATCGCCCCCTGCGTCGAGGCCTGCGCCGCGTTGGCCGAGCCCATTCGCATCGCCTCCTGGTTGGCCAGGAGCGCCGCGCCGCCGCCGCCACGGGTGCTCGCCGCCTGCTGCGCCGCCTGCGTCGAGGCCTGGGCCAGGCCCTGGCGCATCTGCAGGTCAGCGAGCGAGGGGGTCTTGCCGGCGAGGACGTCGCGGTAGCTCTGCGCCGCCTCGCCCTGGATGCCGCGGGCTTCGAGCCCGTAGGCCCGGTCCTGGTTGGCCATCGACCAGTCCATGACCGGGGCCGCGCGCCCGCCGAAGTAGTCCTGCTGCTGCCCGATGCCCTGCAGGTACTGGTCGTAGCCGGGGGTCGTGTACAGCGCGGGGTCGACGTAGACGGGCGGAGGGCCGCCTTCTTCCTCGTCGAAGCCGCCGCCGATGAGGCCGCCGATCATGCCACCGGCGCCCATGCCAACCCCGGCGCCCATCGGCCCGCCGAAGAAGGCGCCGATGCCGCCGCCGGCGACCGTGCCGATCCCTGAGCCCCAGTCTGCTCCACTCGCCATCATCCACCTCCGCCGCGGTTGAGAGCCGGAAGGCGGGGCGTCCCCCGTTCCGGCACGAATTCCAACGCCATGCGCTGCAACGACACGCCCACCCGTGGCTCGACGCCCGCAGGCGGCTCGCTCGCGTCGGGGGGCAGGTCGGTCAGCCGAACTTTGATCGCCTGGCTGGCCTGAATCGTGAGGGGCACCTCGTACCGGACCAGCGGGAGGCCCGTGATCGTCGACGCCGCCTGGAGGTCAAGCGTGTGCGTTTGCTTGACCGTCGCGGCGTCGAAGTCGAGGTAGATGTCGACGCGCAGCGAGCACCCGCTGAGCTTCTCTCCGAGCAGCACCAGGCGCCGGTGGCGCTGGTAAGCGCCGGGCCCCTGGGGGCAGATCCAGGGCGTCTCGTAGACCCCCGTCACCCACGAGGGATCCCCCGCGACATCCTGGCCACGGTCGTCCGGGTTGCCGGGCTCGCCCTCGGCGCGGAGCAGCTCGTCAGCGGTCACCACCAGGAGGTCCTGCCAGAGCGCGATGCCGAACAGCTCCGACGCCATCGCCGTGTCCTGACGGCTCCAGGTCTGGTGAAGGTAGTCGTAGACCGCGCCCACGGTTTCCCCGTCGGCGTTGGCGAAGAGCCAGACCACCCGCGACCGCTTCGGGTCGTGGACCGCGCCGAGGCAGGTCGGCCGCTCGTCGGTGAGGTCCCGGATCGCCTCGCCCACGAGCGAGACGGTGAGGTTCCGGGTGAGCAGCGCGATCCCGGCCGACGTCTGGAAGAAGACGCCCTCGGGGGTCGTGACAAGGCTCCGGCTGTCGAGGCATCCGTGTTGCGCCGTTACCAGCCAGGGCGCCGGCCAGAACTCGCCGGTGCCGTTGTCGGCAGGGCCCTCGCCCACGAGGTAATAGATCCGCCCGGTGGTGAAGCAGACCAGCTTGTCATCGAGGCTGGCGAGCGCGGTGAGGCGGTCGGGGCTGTCGGCCAGGGTGACCTGAAGCTCTGGCGGGAACACGGGCTGCTCGCCGCGGGTGAGCTGACGCGAGGCCCACAGGTCACGCCCCGTCTCCGCGCTGGCGAGCCACAGGCGCCCGCGGTGCAGGCATAGGTGGATGCTCGCCGGGGGACAGATCGGAGCGAGAAGCCCGCGGGGGGCAACCTCCTGGCCGAAGCCCCGGGCCAGAAGATCGGCGTCGTCGCTGTCGTCGGTGAACGTTGTCGAAAAGAGCGAGGTGTTGTTGGTGGGGAGCGCGTCCCACTCTCGCAGCCGGTAGTACACAACGTCACCGCTGAGGGTGATGGAGTTGCCAGCGCTGCGGTAGATCGCGATCTTCGGCTGCCGTCCCAGGCCGAAGCGCAGGCGCCCGCGCCGGGAGATCTGGGTGCAGGTGAAAACCAGGCCGATATCCCAGCCGCCCGAAGCCGCGTCGATCAGCGTGATGGCCAGGTCAGGAGACCAGGGCGAGACGTGAAGCAGGCCCGCGTCGTCGTACCATTCGTAGCGCGCCCGGTAGAGGTACGTGACCCCCGTGGGGGACGAGGCGAGGTCACCACCGAAGGTGAACGATGGCTCGCCCCAGGTGGGGCCCTGGAGGAAGGAGAATTCCGCGTTGCTGGTCCCGTCGCCGCTGCTGACGAGGCCGCCCCCCAGCACGTACAGCGGGCGAGGAAGCGCGCTGTGGAGGTTGGGCCCCTGGCGCGGCGACCAGTCGAGGGTGAGCTGCTCCAGGCGCAGCGGGCGGCCCGGGTCGTAGGTGATGAGCGGCGCCACCCATCGCAGCTCGTCGCTGAGGATGGGCCACATCTTCGGCACGTACTGGCCGAAGGTCTTGGTCGCGTTGATCGTGCCGGCTTTGGCGGCGAAGGTAAGGATCGAGGAGTCCGGGTCGTTGAAGCAGACGAGGGCGACGTGCGACACCGGCCCGGAGCCCGTGGTGCTGTCGGTGATGCCGGTACCTGCGGTGTACTCCACAGACGTCAGCCCGGAGACGAGGCCGCTTTCCGCGTTGTTGACCTGGGCAAGACAATCCTGCCAGGCCACGACCAGCCCGTAGATCCTGCCCTGAATCAGGTGCAAGCCCGAGGCGAGGCAGCAGCGGTGAGCGTTGCGGGGATTGACGACAGAGCCGCCGGAGTCGACTTCCTTGTATTGCACCCGGCCGCGATCTTGGGCCGTCGCCGCCACCTCGTAGGCGCAGCAGGTCGTGGTGCCGTTCATCGCGATGGCGACCCCGGGAGACCAGAACGCGGGCGTCGCTTCGAGGGTGTAAGGGCCGCCGCTGGTGCCGCTGAGGTTGGCCAGCATCCGGATCACCCTCACGTCGTGGGCGGCGCCCTCGTGATAGATCGCCTGCACCCCCACGGTCGCGTTGCCGCAGACGCCGATGTTTTCGACGGTGCCGCCGGCGGCGTAGTTCCCGGTCACGCTGACCGTGGCGGTCGCGTTGGCGATGCGCCCGAAGCGCAGCGTGGACGAGGCCGCGGTGGAGTAGGCGAAGACCACCTCAGCGAGCGAGTAGAGGTTGGCGTCGAAGTGCGCGGCAGCGGTGGCGGAGAGGACGACGATCGTCTCGCTGAGGTCGGTGCCGCTGATTTTGCGCGCGCTGAAGCCGTTCGTCCGATGGTTGTAAAGAACCCAGACGTCGTTGTTGATCTGGACGCAGGCGGTGCGCGAATAAAAGCCGCTGGTGAGCGAAGTCGCCTGCTGGATTGTGGCGCCGGTGCGGGCGTCGACGATCTTGTAAAAGGTATCGCTGGAGAGGGCGCCGTAGACCACCAGGAGGAAGGCCCCGGAGCCGAAGGGGACGACGTCCGTGAAGGCAAGAACGTCCGTGGTGGCCACGAGCCCGCGCCGTTCGACGGAGCAGGGGGAGACGTCGTCCTGGTCGCTCCAGAGGTCGAGACCTTCGCTGTAGGTGTAGAGATGGGGGATGCCCGAGGCCGGGGACGGACAGACGGCGCGGAGCGTGGTCCCGTCGCCCTCGACCTTGTAGCGGGGCGTGATGTCGGTGGAGTCCTCGAGCCGCAGGCGCAGGCCCCAGCCCTTGCGCTTGGTGATGCCGCCGCCGCGCAAGACCTCGAAGTTTTCGAGCTTCGCCGCTGCGCCCATCGGGAGCAGCTTGGGGTCGACCCCTTCGGCGAGGCTCCGGCCGATGGGGAGGTCGAGCACCTGTTCTTGCTGGCTCACAGGTACACCCACAGGTCGTAGGTCGCCTCGTTGCTGGTGGCGTTCTCCAGCACCACCGAATCCCCGGTGAGGCCCATCTGCACCAGCAGAGTGGCGCCGCCGCGAGGGACGGACGGGAGCACGCCGCGGGGCGTCGTCTTGAGCCCGTGGGGGATCGTGCGGCGCTCCAGCGCCTTGAAGGCGATGCCTTCCAGGAGCACACCCGGGGGGAAGCGCCGGCGGAGCTCGCCCGAGAGGTCGTCGCTTCGCTCGCGCCCGACCTGATCGACGCGGGGGTCTCCGGCCAGGTTCCGCCGCTCGCCGCTCATGGCTCACCGTCCGTGTAGTCACCGGGGCGGAGGCGCCGACGGTCGGAGCGCCCGCGCATCCGCTGGGGCTCGTTGGTGGTGCGCCGGGCGTGGGCGGCGCGAATGCGGCCCTCGACCTCGCTCATGAGCGCGTAGAACGGGCTCGGGTCGTCCTTCTCTTTCGTCCGGATGTAGGCGCAGCCGCGGGCGATGAGCCACTCGTCCGCGTTGTTGGGCGCGAGCAGTCGCACGTCGCTGTCGTCGGTCAGCGTGGCCTGGACGGGGTGCGGGACGACGGAGAGGTAGACGGTCCCGTACGGGGGCGTCCGTGGCACCGGGAGCAGTTCGATCTGATCGACGTCGTCGTCCGTCGTGCTGTCGCTCGCCTCGGCGCCCCCCAGGCGCCAGCGCAGTCCCGCGTGGTCGGTGAAGGTCAGGTTCAGGAGCTGCACCCGCTCCCATTCCTCGAAGGGGCGCAGTTCGGCGTAAGGTTTCCCGCGCGGGACGACGGTCGGGCTGACGTCTCCGGTCAGGTCCGCGGCGCAGGAGTAGACCGCCAGCACCTCCTTGACGGAGGTCGGCAGGTCGTAGACGGAGATCCCGTCGGTGAGGTTGAGGGAGACCGTCTTGCGGTACGGCTCGGGGCCGTGAATCTCCAGCAGTACGTCCAGCAGGGCACGCGCCGCGCTCTTGAGTTCCGCCTTCAGCTCGGCGTCGGTGATGTGCTGGTTGTTCTCGTAGCCCACCCGGGCCCGAGTCCGCGTCACCAGATCGCTCAAGAGCGCGTAGCGCATGCGTCAGCCCTCCTCGTAGGAGCAGACCGCGATCATCTCCTCCAGGGCCTCGGCGCCCTCCTGGGAGTCGAGGGTTTTCGGGTCGAGGCCGAGGGCCCTGGCCAGGCGCTCAAACGCATCGAGCTTCGCCTGGGCCATGTCGCCCCCGTCGTCCTCCGCCTCGACCTTGCCCGAGGGCTCGGGCTTCGGCGGGACCATGTCAGCCAGGGACTTCTTCACGAGACCCCCTGGGCCGTGTTGCGGAGCGTGATGTCGATGTGGAGCCACTCGGTGCTGGTGAGGTCCACATCACCATCGGTCTCGTACGCGATGGCGTAGTCGTTGGTCCCGTTGGGGGCCGCGTTGGGGGTGTAGGTGCCGTTGGGCGGCGAGGTCTCCGCCGTGACCAGCGTGCCGTTGGTGACGACGCTGCCCGCGGAGATCTCGGTGCCGCGCATCACGGCGCCGGCCCGGGTCTTGGCCTTGCGACGCAGCCCGAAGGCGTTGCCGTAGCCGATGGACACGGTCGCGTTGGTGCCTTCGGCCGCGGCGAAGGCGATGCTCGTGATGGTCCGGAAGGCCTCGACCCCGCTGGCGATGGTCGCGGTCTGGGCGATGTTCACGGTCTCCGTCATCGGGTCGCCGTGGATGTCGGTGCCGGTGATGAGCGCGGTGGCCGGAGCGTCCGCTGGGGTGCCGCCCGCGGTGGTGAAGGTCACGTTCCTGGGCCGTGCCAGCAGCTCGGCGAGGCCACCCGAGAGGAGGCCCGCCGTCAGCACGGTCTGCGGCGCGACGGTGGTGGCGGTCGCCGCGCGGAGCCCGGCGGCGGCGGCGGCGAGCGGGTCGGTCAGCTCGTCCGCGACGAAGTTGCTGGGCTCGTGCACCGCGACGTCGATGTAGCGACTGGCCGCGACGCTGGTGCTCACGTTGTGGGTGATGACCTTGGCGACCTTCTTCGAGGCCGCCGTGGCGTAGTTCGTGTCCTGGACGCTGGCGTGTACCTGCTCTGCCTGGGGGAAAGCCTCCCGCAGAAAGATCCGGTACCGGCCGACGCCGAGGCGGGTGACGCTGGCGACCTGGCTCGTCGCGCCCTTGATGGTGCTGGGGTTGCTGTTGGCTGCGCCTTGGACCCTGGCGGAGAGTTCCACCTGGGAAGGGCTGCAGCCTGCGATTTCTCGACGGATTCCTGCGGTTCCCATGGTGCCTCCTCAGGTCGCGATCTTGATGCGGAGGAGATCCTTGGGGCGCTGGCAGCCGATCTGGGCGTAGAAGCCCAGACGCCACTTGTAGGCGTCGGCCGAAGCGTCCGCGCGGATCTTGTTCCCGTCCTTGTCGAGGACCCCGGGGAACATCGAGTTGCGGGCGTAGATGGCGATGTTCGCCGGGTCGAAGCCGCGCACCACGCCGCGGGGCGCCTTCTCGTCCTCGTACATCCGGAGCATGCGCCCGCCCTGGCTGAACTTGACCGTCTGGATGCTGACGCTCGGGTCGTTGGGGCTCTTCACGATGTCCCAGACCACGGCGTTCCCCAGGTCCTGGCGGATGTTGTGCGCGTCCAGCGGGTTGACGCAGAGCACGGTGGGGAGGCACTTCAGCGCGCGGGCGTGAGCCAGCGCCTTGTTGATGCCCTCGATGGGGTTGAAGGCGCTCGCGTCGTAGCGGTGCCCGGCGAGCTGCCCGATGTGCACGCTCCGGTCGACGGTGAGGAAGCTGTCCCCGGAGGTCGGCGCCGTCTCGGGGTTCCACCCCTCGAAGCCCTTCATCTTCGCGTCGTAGTCGCCCTCGACGTAGACGTAGTCGTTCACCACCGGGGTGAAGCCACCGTTGGCCGTGTAGGTGATGACGCCGTTGTCGTGGTCGACGGCGGTGATGGTGCCGGTGCCGGCGCGCAGGGTGCCGCTGTTGCCGGTGCGGTTGGGGTTGGCCTGGAGCACCATCCCCACGAAGAACCGAACCGCGTCGTACGGGTTGGTCAGGGTGAAGGTGGTCGGGGGGCCCGCGGCCAGCGAGGCGATGCGCCCCAGGTTGCCGGCGCCGTCGCCGTGGATGTGCTCGCCGATGCTCTCATCGAGGGAGTCGAAGGAGCCTTGCATCTCCTCCTCCAGCTTCGCGATCAGGGACTCGTCATCCTCGATGGCGAAGAGGGCCTCGCCCTCGATGCCGCCGCTCGCGTAGTCCTTCGCGGTGGACATGACGAACTGCGCTTGCTTGGAGCCGGTGCCGTTGGCGAGCGCGGTGCCGAACACCGCGGAGCGACCGGTCTGGATGCCGTACTGGACGACCAGCGGCATGATGAGGCCTTTGAACGGGCGAATGGGGATCATCGCCGCGGTCGCGTTTTTCTCGAGCAAGAGCTTGGTCAGCCGCTTCTGCGGCCAGACCGTCTTCAGAGCCTTGTTGAACGTTGCAGTCGTAAGAGATGCGTCAGCCATGGGGACTCCATGGCGAGGGCGTCAGCTTGCCTGCTGGCGGCCCTCGCGGAGCACGGCCAGCGCCCGACGCCGCAGGATGACGGGATCCGTCTCGTCATCTTCTACTGCGGCTTCCTGCGCGGCCCGTTGCGAAACACCCACGGGCCTTCGGCTCGCGGGGGTGGCGCTTGGCGCCGCAGGAGTCGCCGGCTGGCCCGGCCCCTTTACCTGCGAGGGGTTCCCGGGCTGAGGCGCCGGGTCGCCGTAGTGAATCTTTGCGCGCCGCTCGACCTCGCGCATGACGGCGGCGGTGCCGACGTTGCCGCCGAGCTGCTGGCGGATGGTCTTCGCCTCTTCGACGAAGGCGTCGGCGCCGACCTCGCGGGCGTAGCGGGTCGCCTGGGCGTAGGCCTCGGGGTTGGCGTCGACCACGTCGACGATGCGCCCCCAGATCTCCTGCCGCTCGGCGAGGGTCTTTTGCTGCTGCTCGCGCTCCTGCCGCTCCTGCTGCTCGCGCTGCTCGCGCTGAACACGGTCGCGGCGAGCGGCAGCCAGCTCCTCGCGCACGTGGTCCGGCATCTGGAGGTCACCGGCGAGGCCATCGAGGACCTTCTTCGGGTCCGCCCCGAGGGTCTCGAAGAGCCCCGTGTAGTTCCCCTCCTGAAGCGCGCGGTCGATGGCCTGCAGGCGCTGCAGCTTGGGCCGCACCTGCTCTTCCCAGCCCTTGCGCTGAGCCTCCCAGGCGGCCACGTCGGCGCGAAGACGCTCCTCGCGCCGGGTAACGTCGGCGACCTTGGCGTCCGCCTTCTCCTGGATCTTCTTCGCCTTCTCCTCCAGGCGGATGGCCGCGGCGAGAGAGGGCGGCATGTCGCCCTTGCCCTTCCCCTTGCCCTTGGGCGCGGGCTTGCCGTCCTCGCCCTCGGGGGCCTCGCCTTCCTCGGCGGAGGGCTCCGGGGACTCGGGGGCGGCAGGCTCGACGGCCTCGGCGGGAGGCTCGGCGGCGTCGACGTCGACAACGGGGGCGTCTGCGGTGGGCTCGCTCATGCGGCCATCTCCGGGGCGGGGGGCAGGGGCGCCTCACCGCCGGCGGGGGGCGGCGGGGGCGCTGGGGGGTTGGCGGCCAGGAGCAGCGCCTTGCAGTCGCCGATCCACTGCCGCAGAAGTTCCATACGCTCCTCGGGGACGCCCCAGATCTGCCACTGCTGGTAGTGGCGGACCGCGGCGCCGAGGCACAAGGAGAGGTTGTAGAAGGGCTCCGGTGGCAGGTACTTGCCCTCGTCCAGCATGATCTCGAGGATCTGCTCGACGCGATCCCACGACGCCGTCACCAGCCCGAAGGCGGCCTCGATGTCGGGGAAGTCGAGGAGCTTGAGGATCTGCTCGGCGGGGATGCCCAGCCGCTCGGTGAAGCCCGTCGAGACGAGGTCGACGACGCTGTCGAGCTTGCCCTGGGGGGTGCTGGGCAAGAGGTTCGTCGGCCAGGTCTGGAGGATGTACGAAGACTCATCGATCCGGACATCGTTCCAGGCGATGCGCTCGGCGTGGCCCTTGCCCTGGTAGGCCACGTCGTAGGAGGAGTCCTCCTCGGACAGGCGCTCCATGAGCCGCACGATTTCACGTGAGACGTCGATGTAGAACTGCTCGTAGGCGCGGGCGAAGTCGAGGAAGCGCTTGCTCTGCAGGTCAGCGGTCAGCCGGATGGCTCGCCCGCTCGTGGTGCCCGCGGGCTTCTCGCTCCGGGCTGCGGCGACGGCTACGCCGCTCATCTGGTAGGCCAGCTCCAGCAGCCGATCGAACCAACGGTACACCTCGGGGGAGACCGCGGGGAACACGATGGGCTCCGGCTTCACGGCGCCCTCGATGAACCGCCCGGCGTCGCCGGTGAAGTGGCCCTTGTTGACCTTGCTGTTGAGGGGCAGCCAGATCTTGGTGTGGGCGTGTAGCTCCTGGCCGTCCTCGATGTCCGCGGCGGCCACGTTCAGCGCGCGCTGGATCTTCCGCAGCTCGTCGGCGAGGGAGCGGGCGTGGAAGCCGCTGGTCGGGGTCTTCCACCGGAGGAAAGCGAAGGGGAACGACTGCGCCGTCCAGGCCTCCTCGTCCAGGGTGCAGGCGGAGCAGACCACGACGTGGCGCCCGTCCTTGGCGTTGGGGCCGCTGGGGAGGTGCCAGGCCTCGACCACGCAGACCAGATCGCTCTCACTGTCAGACCACTGCCACTGCAGGTTCAGCTCGTCGCGAGCCGTCTCGATCTCGTTGGCGTGCTTGGGGTAGAGCTCCTGGAGCACGGTGCGGTCGACCCACCGGGTGAGGTAGACCGACCGGGGGGCGCCGTAGTGCCCGTCGCGACGGTCCACCCACAGCTCACCGGGAAGGATGCGCCGGAGCGCCGCACGGCCCGTGAACTCGTCCTGCACGATCTGGACGCAGCCCCAGGGGGAGGTGAGGGCGTCGAGCACGACGGACGAGGCGAGGCGGTCGAAGGCGCACTCGTTGAAGACGCCCTCGACAAACTTCCCCATCTTCTGGCCCTTGCGCCGCAGGGTCCAGTCGCCGCCGGAGGTGAGGAACAGCGGGCGAGGGCGGGCCTGGATGGTCTCCACCCTCACCGTGTCGACGCACGAGCGCACCGCGTTGACGGCGAAGTGGCCCTCAACCTCGGTGCGCTGCAGCTCGTAGCCACCAAAGGCGAAGGGCAGGGCTTGCCAGTCGTCGTAGAGGCAGAGCGAGGTGAACGTACGCTCGTTCAGGTCGCTCTGGTCGTCCTGGATCTTTCGCACGACCCGCATCAGCGAGGCGTGGGGCTTGTCCTCGTGCCACCAGCGGAGGTTAGCCATCGGGCTCCTCCGCATGGCGAGGGCGCCGAGGACGGACGGACGTGGAACGGAAGAGCGGGTCCTCGGCTAGCGTTTCATCGTCGGGCTCCTCGGTGAGGGTGGGCTCGGGCTCAGGGGGCGCCGGCAGCGGGGCAGGGGCGGACGGGGCCGCAGGCACGAGGGCGAAGGTGACAACGACCTGCGTCGCCCCCGCGTCCCTCAGTGCTGCCAGCGCCGCCTCGATGCTCACGGGAGGGAGTCTGCTGGCACCGGTCGACGGTTGCTAGAATCGTGTTGTCAACGTGCATACAGGTTGACCGCTCAATCAAGGTATCGTGGTATCTTGGGGGCATGTCACTACGTAAACAGGTGAGCCTGGAGCACGAGGTGTACGAGAAGGCCCGCGCCGTCCATCTCCTGACCGGAGAGACCTTCAGCCGCGTCGCTGACATGGCGCTGGCGGCCCTGCTGGACCAGCGGCCCGACCTGAAGCGCCGCGTCGAGGAGCTTCAGCGTACCCTGGCGGCATGACCTGCCCTCCCCGCCTGCTCCCGCACCTCGACGCCCTCGGGCTCGACGCCCGCCAGCCCGTCAAGGTCACCGACCTGGAGAGCGGGAGCGTCATCCTCGAGCAGGAGGTCTTGCCCGCTTCAGACCGGCCAGAGAGCAAGGCCATCGTGCGGCGCGTGGCGGTCCCCTTCTGGTCCAGGCTGCGGGGCTAGAGCCAGGCCAGGCGCTTGCTTGCCTGGCGCTCCTCGGCCTCGATCATCTCGCGCTCATCGGGGTCCAGGTGGGCCCGGGTCCTGGGCTCCTCGACCTCTCGGGCCCCCACCGCGGCCAGGCCCCACACGGCGTTGGCCAGCCCTTGCGCCAGGTCACCGTGGCTCCC